TTGATGCTGCTGAATATAAGCAGTTATCAAATCAAATAAAAGCACACTATATGGGAGTATCTCTAGCTAAGAAACAAGCTTACTATTATGCCAAACAAGCTTTTAAGAATGAGAGAAATATTCTTGACCCTTTAAATAGACAGCTTGAGCATCAAGACATTAACAAACTTACCTCTGAATATTTAAATATCTCAAAAGGTAAGCTAGGCTCATTTGTGGACAGTATTGGAAAAACAACCAGAGGGTCACTAAGACTATTAGGTTCTGAGGATGAATTTATTAAGCAGATTAATTATCGTGCTAAGATATTTTCAGATGGTTACCTTGAGGGCTTAGAAATGGGTCAAAAAGGTGAAGCTTTAAAAAAATATGCATTAAAAAAAGTAGATGATGCGTTTGATGCAAATGGTATGGCTACAAACAAAGAAGCTTTGCAATATGCTAGACAAATTACTTTTACTGAAGATTTAGAAATATCTTTATTTAAAAATATACAACGACTAGCTAATCAAACACCTGCATTACAATTGTTTTTACCTTTTGTTAGAACACCAAGTAACTTAATTATTAGAGCAGCCCAAAGAAGTGGACCTCTAGGTTTATTAAGTAAAAGAATGAGAAATGATATAGTTAATGGTACACCAGAGCAAAAAGCTTTAGCTATTGGTAGATTGACTACTTCATCAGCGATTGGCTTTGGTATCTTTTCTCTTATATCAGAGGGAAGAATAACTGCAGGAGGACCACCAGACCCACAACAAAATAGATTATGGAGAATGGCAGGTAATCAGCCTTACTCAATAAGAGTGGGAGGTAACTGGATTGGATACAATAGGCTTGACCCATTATTTATGCCAGTTGGTGCATTGGCAAACCTAGCAGAGGCTCAAGATTTTGATGCATCAGAAGATGCTGCTGCTGCCGTTATATATGGCTTGTCTTCTGTCTTACAAGATAAGGCATACTTTCAAGGTATAACAAATCTACTTAGTGCTATCTCTGAATCAAATCCAGATAGAATTTCAGATATGACATCTTTTGGAGAAAATCTAGTTGCATCATTTATTCCTGCTGCACCACAACAATTAACTGAAATGTTTTTTAGTAGTAGTTATAATGAGTATGGGTTTGATGAAACTGAATATGCTCCTTTAAGAGAAGCTATTGGTTTAACTGATAAAATACGCAGAAGACTTCCTAGAATAAACGAAAATCTACCAGTAAAATATAATTGGTTAACTGGTAAACCTTTATTAAATTATGACCCTATGTCAACTGGCTTTCCAGTAAAACCAGATGATTTTTCAGATGAAATATCAACAGAACTACTTGATTTAAATTATGGATTTCAAGGAGTTCCAAAGACAATAAATAAAGTCGAATTAAATAGTCAAGAATTTTCTGACTTTAATAGATTTATGGGCACAGTAAAAATTGATGGAAGAACATTACTTCAAAGTGTGAAAAGAGCAATGGATAATTCTAAGTATAGAAAAGATGACCCAGATAGAATTTATGATGGGATGTTTGCATCTCCAGAAATAAAAGTTATATCTGAGATTTTTTCTAAATATAGAAGTGCTGCAAAAGTAGAGTTAATGAAAAAACATCCAGAATTAAGACAGAAGATATTTCTTTCAAAAAGAAGTAAAGCTACTGGAAGAAATTATCTAGAAGAATTTTTAGAGTCAAATAGGTAAGGAGCAATATGACATTATTATCAATCAAAGAAATCACATCTAATGGTGACCCTGCACAAGATATATCGTTTAACTTTAGTTATCTAAACCAAAGCGATATTAAAGTCTTTGTAGGTGGTGTAGAAAAGACTAGACCTGCTGATTGGGATTTTACAGATGCAAATACAATTGATTTTGTATCTCATCCACCCAACGGAACAGCCATAAGAATTGAGAGACAAACCCCTAACGCAAGTCGAGTTGTTGATTTCCAAGATGGTTCTGTTCTTTCAGAGTCAGACCTTGATAATTCTGCAGACCAAATCTTCTTTATTGCTCAAGAAGCTGTTGATAAAGCTAACTCATCTATTATCAAAAACTCTCAGAACAACTGGGAGGGTGGTGGAGCAAGACTTGCAAACCTTGCTGACCCAGTAGACCCACAAGATGCAGCAACTAAAGCATCGGTTAGTGCTATTGTAACAACAGAAGTGTCTACGGCTCAAGCTGCAGCAACTGCTGCTCAAGCTGCTGAAACAAATGCAGAAACTGCTGAGACTGGAGCAAACACAGCTAAGACTGGAGCAGAAACAGCAAAGACTGCTGCCGAAGCTGCAAAAACTGCTGCTGAACAAGCAGAGGCAGATACTCTGCAAATTAAAGCAGATATACAAACTATTCAACAAAATATTAACACAAACTTTGGTGCTTCAAATTTACCAAGTAGTTTAACTGGTTTTGGAGGACAGTTCTTAGAAGTTAAGAGTGATGAAAGTGGTTACCAGTTTGTTAGTTCTGTTGCCAAACCAAGGTTTTATGGACTAAAGTTAACTAATGGTCAACTTAATCAAACGACATCTGGTAGTTCTGGTAACTTTAATACTGCAGATTATGATTACCATATCTTGTCTGAAAATATCTCATTTCAAATAACAAACAATACATTACAAATAGTAATACCATAAAGGAATAAATATATGCAAATAAATATAAATAAATTAGGTCATAGATGGAAAGGTGAGTATAACTCTTCTACTACATACGATGAGAACGATGTAGTATATAAAGAGGGTATTGTTTATATAGTAGATGCAGTTGGTAATCTAAGTGTAATGGCTAAAGGTCAACAAGATGTTTTAACAAAAGGACATCTACTTACTGGTAGTACTTCTGTTGGTGGTGTAAAGCAACAAGTACTACATTCTAAAGGTAACTCTGGTATTGAGTTTAGATATGGTGATGAAAGAAATACATATGCTGTTAAGTCTTTAGGTGAAAAAATGTTATCTATGAGAAACATTAGTTATCCTTATAATTATTTTTCACCTAGACTATTAATGACGGATGGTACAGTTAGAACTTGGGGTCAATCAAATAATGATGGAAGACACGGCTTTGGTAATGCAGGTAACAATACTGCTCACTACACAACAAAAAGAGTTGCGTTTCCAAAAGATGTAGTTATAGATAAATTATTTTCACATACTACTCATCCTGCTGCAATTGATGTAAATGGATACAGTTGGGGATGGGGTGCTTACGCAGGTAATGGTTCAACTAGTGTACAAATACCAGTAAGACACGCAGACACTTTACCAGAATTAGAAAATGAAAAAATTAAGCATATAGAAATTTGTTATGCATATTATGGTACTGGTCCAGTATTTTTATTAACTGAATCTGGAAAGCTATATGCATATGGCTACAACGGCTACGGACAAGTAGGAGATGGCACAACCACTAATGTAACTACAATTAAAAGAATTGGAGAAAGCGAGTTTACTCATCCTATAACAAAAATATTATGTGCAATGGCTCAAACTTATGGATGGACTGCTGTTCAAGATAGTCAAGGACAAGTATGGACAACTGGTAATCACAGTAACTATGGGTTATCACCTACTGGTACTATATTTCAAAGACAAACAAAATTTGTTGGTTCTGCGTATAGTGGTATTGTTGATATATCAGCAGAAATTGGTGACTACCACGGAGCAGGTTCTTCATACTATGGAAGTTGTTTTGTTTTAATGAGTGATGGAAAACTTTACAATATAACTAATAGTGGTCTTAACCAAGTTAGTTGGGGTGGAACAAATAACTATTCAAATTTCTTGTTTGCTGAAAATGTAAAAGAACATATGGCTGTAAATGGTGGCTACGGAAGAGCAATGTATATCGGTAATTCTAATGACCCTAACGGAGAAAACTCATTATATTTTAGAGGATATAATGGAGGTCATACTAACAATTCTAATCCTGCAGGTGCTAATACTCAAGTTTGGAATCCAGTTTTAGATGAAAATCTCCAACAAATAAAAGCAGTTAAATTTAATATGAATGGTTCTCATTACAGTTCTCATTTCTCTGCTTTAAAAGAAGATGGCAGACTATATATGTGGGGATTTAATAATCAAGGAAGTTCTGGTAGGGGGCAAGTAAATGCAAACACCCCTGCAAATACTGGCTTACAACCTGCTATAATATCAGAACCAATTGTAGATTATCAAGTAAATGGTTACTCAAGTAGTAATGTTGGATACTGGTATGTTTTAGCCCTTGGACAAAGTGGAAAAGCTTATGTTTGTGGTTACAATAACTATGGGTCTGCAAATAATCCAAATGGAAATTATTATACATTTCAACCAATCAGATATTAATCGTAGTAAAAAAAGGAGCAAATTATGACTACTATTAGCCTTGGAAAAGTAGCTTTCTCTTGGAAAGGAGATTACTCTTCCTCAACAACTTACAACGCACAAGATGTTGTTAATTATAATGGAGATGCGTATGTTTGTACTGTAGACAGCACTACAAATTTAACACCAAGCACTCTTACAAATACAACTAGTCCACAGACTGTAAATATAACAGTAAAAGTACAAGCATATTATGGTGCTAATTATTTTTATATAGATGGAATCAAACAACAAACTCTTCAACTTTATGAGGGAAATACATATGTGTTTGATGTATCAGATTCTAGTAATGCAACACATCCACTTAAATTTTCAACAGTAAGCGATGGTACTCATAATTCTGGAACAGAATATACAACTGGTGTAACTTCTAGTGGTACTGCAGGTACTTCTAACGCAACTGTAACTATAGTAGTAGCAGCCGATGCTCCAACTCTCTACTATTATTGTGGAAATCATAGTGGTATGGGGGGTCAGATAAATACTCCAAGTTATGCTACAACTACAACAAGAACAACTAATTGGAACTTATTTGCTCAAGGTGCATTAGGTGTTGGTCAAGCTTCTGGAGATTTAATTTATTTTGATGGAAATCAATTACAAAGACTACCAACTGGTAATGCAAACCAAGTTTTAAAAATAGATTCTACTTCTTTACTTCCAATATGGGGTTCGACAAATTATCGTAGTGGTCTTAAAGTCGCAGGGTTGCCAAATGTAGATAGTCATACATATCGTAAAGGTATGTGTGTTATGGAAGATGGTACACTAAGACTTTGGGGTAATCAAAATTCTTATGGTAACTTAGGTGACGGAACGACAACAACTAGAGTATTTCCAGTACAAGCTGCTATTTCTAATGCTAATGGATTTAATGGTGTAAGACTAGAATCAGATGGCTCAGTAGCTAAACATACTTTAATGCAAGGTACAAATGGTACTGCAATGATTGGAGACAATGGTCACCTATATGTATGGGGCTACAACGGCTACGGATGGCAAGGCAGAGGGTCATCTAATAATACAGAGGCAACTCCTTTTGATGCAACTGCAGATTCAAACAATTCAATAAATGGAAAACAAGCATATTGGATTGCTACAAATGGTAAAGGAAATCAAGGTTACCACAATTTTATGGTTCTTTGTACTGATGGTACTGCTCACGGATGTGGAAACAATGCCTACGGACAACTAGGCATTTCAAATAATACAAACCAAAACAGATTTACTGCAGTAAGTCAAACTGCTGTTAAGTTTTGGAAAGTGTTTTCTAATACTGACCGATATTGTTCTCACATTGCTCTTGGAGCAGTTTATGGTGATTCACTTGTAGGAGGAGGAACTGTAGGTGCAACTACAAATATTCTTACAGAAACACCAACTAAGTTTAGAGTTTACTTTTGGGGATATGCAGGAGATTATCAAGATGGTACTAACAGTAATACAAATAGAACTGTACCAACAGAAATAACTTTCTTTTACAACAACAATCATAATGTAATTGAATGTGTTGGCACAAGACACTCTTGGTTTGCAAGAGATGCAGCAGGTAAGCTTTGGTTCTGGGGTTATCCATATGCAGGACACGGAGGTACTGGAGCAACTACTACAACTGTAGCACCAACTGAAGTAGGAACAGATGTTGTTGAAATAGCTGTTTCTAAAAGTAGTAATGGTAACACTTGTGCTATGTATAGAAAAACAAATGGAGACATATACACTTCAGGCTATAATGGCTACGGACAGTTGGGGCAAGGCAACAGTAATAATTTATCTACTTTTACACAATCTACTTCTGCACCTAGTGGTATAACTAAAATAATGTATACTGGTAGTGTAAATTATGATACTGCTGTTGCATTAACATCTAGTGGTGAGGTTTGGGCTGTTGGATACAATGGTAATAACCAATGTGGAGATGGCACAGCAACTAATAGAACTACTTGGGGTAAAATGTTAATTCAAAAAGAAATAAAAGACATAAGTCCTGCAGGTTATAGTTCTGAGGGTTCTTCACATCTTTTAGCAACTGATGGAACATTATATGGAGTTGGTTATGGAGGAAATCATCAAAATGGTGATTATGGTGGTAACAACTACTCAACACCTCAACCATTTATATTCTAATGCCTAGATTAAGTCAAATGCAAGAATTAAAAACTACACAACAATTACAGACAGAACTTATAGCACACGAAAGAGAATGTGCAGAAAGAGCAAAAGCAGTACAAGAAAAGCTACAAGGCTTGGATAAAAGACTATGGAGGTTAGAAGCAATGATTATGGCATCTACTATTGCTATGATTACATTGTGT